GAACCTTTACACCAACACCAAATGGAGCGCCTACAGCAGCACCAGCAAGTTGACCAGCAACAGGGCCATAAGACTCGCCAGCAGTTTGAGCAGCCATAGCCGCAGGAGCAGCCGCAGCCAATTGACGACCAGGTTGTTGCGCTAATGTTCCAGCCATGCCCCTACCAAACTCTGTGGCAGCAGTCTTAGCAACGCTTGGCAATGCAGCCAATTGACCAGCAGTGCCAGTTAATGCACCACCAGCAGCTTGAATTGCTCGCTCACTAGTATTTTGTGCAACAGGGAAACCTAACTTTGTAAGCAATCCCTCAACCGCACCAGATGGTGATGGTATCTGCATACCTTTAGGTAGAACTACATTTGCGCCTTGTGTAGCCATTTCAGCCAATGGCAATGCAAGCCCACCAGCAACCGCACCTATAGGGCCACCAGCCAAGAATCCAGCTCCAGCACCAGCAGCAACAGGCGCAGCGCCTCTAGCAGCTAAACCAACTCCACGAGTGAAGTCTTGCATAGGAGTAGTTTGCTGTGGCGTAGATACTTTTTGAATAGCCGCAACAATCTGCTCATCTGACATTGATTCAGGAAACTCAACTAATCCTTGACCTGGCACATCAATTACTTTTGCCATTATTCAAGTCTCCCTGTCGCAGGATTATATTTTCTTACGCCAGCAGGAGCAGATGGTGCTGCTGGAGCTTGCTGCTCTAGCGAATAAAAGTCAGCGAGATCAGCAGTATCAGGACGATTACGCAATCTTCCTAAGTTTTTCTCATGTGCTTTAATCTTAAATTGCGATGTTTTCTCAAGAGCATTAAGCAAAGCCAATACTTCAGGCTGTGTAAATGTCTGCAAGTCACCAGCAGCAGCACGCTTAATCAAACCACGCTCATTTTCAGTAATTGCGCCTTGACCCTTCATTGCTTGTGCAGCAGACAATTCAAGACTTGCAAGACCTTGCATAGCAACAGCGGTATTTTTAAGTTTTTCGCTATTATCTTTACCAGTTACCCCAAGACTTGTAGCTAATTGATCTACTACTCTAGGAACACTACTCAATGGGCCTGCATATACACCAGATTGAATCAATGGACGAATATTCTGAATCGCGCCAAGAGTTGATTGAGCGCCTTGAGCAGCAGTAAATGTATTCCCTACTGACTCAGCAACACCTTTACCAAACTCAGTACCAAATGCCTTACCTGTGCTAACGCTTACATTAGTTGCACCAGCTTTACGTTTAGCAATTTCAAGTGTGTCTAATTCAGTTTGTAATTGCTTTAACTGTTGAGCATTAAGTGAACTAATAGGAACATTAGGGAACATACTGCCAGCAACTCGTACAGCTTCTTTATTATAATCACGCTGGCTATTTTTAAATTCATAATCAGTTTTTTGAATATCTTTCAGACCATCCTGCAAGTCTTTTGCCGTAATCTGACCTGTCTCAGCAAGACGCTGTAAGTTATTAACTTGTGGCAATAGATCAGGAGATACTGCACCTTTAATGCCATTAAAATCAAATGTAGATACATTTTCTTGCATCAATTGCTTATCAAGTGCAGCAATTTGATCTAGGTTATTTTTAATAGCATCTTGTGCAGTTTTACCTGGCAATCCAGTAAGACGCTGATTAGCAGTTAGCAATCTATCTTTTTGTGTTTGTAATGGAGATACTTTTGCCGTAACTGGAACTTGTGGCAATGTTCCTGCTTGTGGCGTAGGCTCAACCATAGACGTTACTGCGCCTGGTACTTGTGGCACTTGCTGTGGTACTTGCGGTTGATATGCTTGGCTAACAGCCATATTCTCGTTAATCCATGCCAAAGTCTTAGCAGGATCAGCACGCAACGAAGCAATCAATGCAGGATTATTAGCCACTTCAGGCATTTTCATTACATTCGCAATATCAGCACGTAAAGCAGCAGCTTGATCTTGAGCAATCTTAGCCTGTGTTAATTTTTGCTGCATCTCATAATTAGTCAAGCCTTGTTGCATTGCCCCTTGTGATGCTTGCATACCACCGCTAAGAGCTCCAGCAATGTTTTGTGCAGCAGTAGTACCACGCGTACCCATGCCGCCTAGTAAACCGATAGCAGCGCCTAACAAGCCTTGATTAGTTGATCTTTGTTGAATTGCTTGAGTTTCAGCAGGGCCTAACAAACCTTCATAATAATTAGGTACAGTGCCAAAGATATTTTGAGCAAATCCAGTCAACCCAGAAGGTTGCGATGATGGGAAAGTACTATAAAGCTCATCAAGTTCTTGTTGAGTCGGCATAATTATCCTAACAATGAAGTGCGACGCTGCATCTGTGGTGACTTTTGGCTAAGTAAGCTCATAAAGTCTACAGGAGCGAATTGACCGCTTTGAATTGGTGGTGCTTGCAATACTTGTGGTGGTGGTGGTGGTTGCATCATTCCACTAGCAGCTTGTTTAGCCACGCTAGTTAATGCAGGATTCTCACCCATTAATCCGTAAATATTCTGACCTGTGTTCATAGCAGATTGTGCAAATGTAGGTGCTTGTGGGCCAACAAATAAACTATTTCTTCCTAATGTTTGACCTGGTAAGTTAGTCATCGCAGAAGAATTAAGCCCTGCATATTGTGGCGCAAAGATACCAGCATCAACAGCAGGAGCTGAGTTCCCATACATTGTTGCTGCTTTTGAGAAAATATTAGGCGTTTGAATAATTGTAGGTACTGCATTAGCAGCGGTATTGCCAGCCATCCCAAGCAAATTACCTGCTTGCATACCACTCGACATAGCCGCAGTTAATGGGCCACCAGTTGAGCCAAGCGCAGTTAACGCAGCAGCGGTAGGAGCCGCCATAGCAGCAGCAGTAGCAGCAGCCGTTCCAGCAGCAGCCGTTGATGGGGCCATCGCAGATATAAAAGCAGTCATTGATACTGGATCAGCCATAATATTTCCTTATTAACGAAGGTAGCCGCCATACTGATTTACATAACCAGTATTTTGAGAAGCGGCAGCTTTTTCAGCGGCAGTCTTAGGAGCAACATATTCTTTAGTAATACCACCACGTGGCAAGCCAGTAATAAACGCACCATAGTTTTGCAGCGTCTGATACGGTAACTGTGCTGTGTAATCGTAACGAGCCTTATCAGCAGCTTGTTGAGCCGCTGTGTAGCCTTCTTGAGCCTGACCAACAGCAAGCAATCTATCGAGATCAGCGTAGTCAGCAGCAGCAAGGCCAGGTGCAGCTTGAGCCGCAGCCATTTGTGTAGCAATATCAGCCTGACGTACACCTTGAGCGCCGCCAAGTGCCGCCATTTGATTAGCAAAGTCACTCTGGTACACATTCTGACCTGCTTGAGCCGCAGCCATACGGTTAGCAAGATCAGAGCCGTAAACACCTTGAGCTGCTTGTGTCGCACCCATTTGATTAGCGTAGGCTTGCTGTGCAGCAGTGCCAAGTTGTTGAGCGCCTGTGAGTTGATTGACAAAACCTTGTTGCGACAGACCGCCGAGAGATTGCAATGCTTGTTCTTGCAAGCCACGCTCTTGCTGGTAGTTTTGCAGGTATGCTTGTTGATTCTGTTCAGCCAAAGCCCTAGCCGCAGCATCACTCATCTTGCCAGCTAATTGTTGCTCTGCACCAGAGCCATAACGACCAGCCATCGATGTTTTACTTTGCAGACCACGGATACCTTCTTGCAACGATTCAGCAGTTAGACGATTAGCCTGGCCTAGTGCGCTTTCAAGATAAGGACTGCCACCAAGATACGCACCTTGTGATGTTGCGCGAGTTCCAGCCAATGCCTCATTCTGCATTGCGCCACCCTTCATTTGATTATAAAAGGCTTGATTAGGATCAACGTAGGCGTTTTGAGCCATGTTTGAGAATTGCTGCTGATACGGGCTTTCAGCCTGACCAATCTGATCGAATACTGAGCCGTACTTACTAGTTTGTCCAGCCATGCCAGCATACTGCGACTCATACGGGCTTTGAGTACCCATTAGACCTTGTACAGTGCTTTGAGCGCCTTTAAGTAATGGGCTACCTTGACCTGCACGTTGCTGCGCTAGAAACAATGCTGTCTGCGTTTGTGCGCTAGGCTTAACGTAGGTTTCACCACCATAGTAAGCAGGGCCACCAGCTTGACGAAGCCTCTCTGCCTCACTAAGCGCTGTGTCAACGTAAGGACGCAGCGTAGGATCAAGAGTTGTCTCTGTTGGAGTAAATGTAGAACCTTGTGATCCACCAGCCATATCAAACCTCACTTATCCATGTTCTAGGGCTAAATCCAAGACTCTTTGCCCTCTTAATCCAGCCTTTTCGATGACTAGAAAATGTTATGTATTTCGCTCCACCTTGACGCGCAACCTCTTTTATGTATTTTAATCCATTTTCGAGGTTATCATGTCTATTTTCTAACGACCAACCAGCCCAAACGTGCAATTTATTACCGTCAGGCTGCAATACCCAAAACCCTATCGTCTTGCCGTTATCAATCAATGCCCAAAGCATCGATCTGCCGTTATAGCAATCTACATATACATCCTCAACAATCCAATCTTCAGGGCTTTTTGTCTTAACATTCTCTAGTCCTGGTCTAACGGAAGGCCACCACGACCTTAACTCTTGCGGAGTAATGTATTTAGTTTCCATTAGCCAACAATAATGTAGTCATAACTTCTACCTGCCGTAGAGTTTGCTGTATGAGTTAAAGTTGCTGATCCCTGTGCTTTTGCAGAAACGTATAAGTTAGTTGCATAAGCAGCAGCATTTGATGATGTTGGCATAAGTAAAATAACGCTGTCGTAGCCTATACGTTCATTGTTAATAGTAGTGGTAGTAGCGCCACCAACAGCCAGCGTAACAGTTCCGGTATTGTTAGTCTTGCCATCCATGATGCCACGCACTACCTCTGCGACAGCTCGCTGATCCCCACCAAACGGCGGTAATGTACGAAACTGTGTCATCTTAGACCTTGCGTAACAATATCAACTTCCATCCCCACGGCAGTTTTCCACGCGCTACCAACAGGTGAAGCCTTTACCCTCATATAACGACCAGGAACGCGCATAGAGGCTTTTCCTTCGCTATCTGTACTAACAGCAGTGGTAAACGCTATCGGGTCTCCTAGTAGGTTTCTATTGCAGATAGCAATATCAGCCGTTCCATTGTCAATAATCGGTCTAACAGCGGTAATAACAGACCTACCGTTATCAATATCGTTAGTAACAATTGAGCATTGCTTGTTAGTGCCGCCAAACGTAATAATCTTTTGCCCTTGCACGCCAGCAAACAACGATTGACCGCCATCCCATTGACGATCATCAAGTGATACAGTTAAAGCATCAATACTTGCACTAAATGCGTCAAGCCCCTCAAGCGTTACCGCAGGAGTAATGACGATAGAGATAGCGTCAGCAGTAGTATCACCATGCGACCATTTACCGAAGTCAATGTTATAGATCAGCACATTGGTATTAGCGAAGTTATCCTTGAATGACCAGACAATTAACCGCTTAACAGGGTCAACAGTGCTAGACATCTGATCTAATTGACCTGTGTTAGCAATGTCAAAAAACCAACGGTCTATTTTCCCTGCGCTAATCGACTTTACAGACTGACCATCGCACACATAGAAACCATCTGTAGCCAAGAAATACGTTAACCCATTGTATTGCACCACGCTACCGCTAGATATACAGCCTAAACTGCGTGAAATAGCGTCAAATTGAAAAAACAACGGGCTACCTATATAGGACATACGGAAGATGGCTTTTTCAAGCAGCACTAATCCGTACTCACCACCCGTTAAACCTTTAATGTCACCACCATCAGCGATTACCTGTGTGTCTGCTTGGCTTGTTGCGCCAGGTGTCCAGTTTGTTTCGTCGTTGATGTCAGACCAGTAAACCTTGTTTTCGTAATTGGCAACATTTGCGGCTACCACGAAGTCTCGAACTACCGTCACATACTTAGCGGTAGGAGCGTCAGCAGATAAGTTGCTAAATGTCTCACTCATAGCATTTAATGTATAAGCCTGTAGCTTTTCAGTGCCATTAGCTACAATCATCTCAGAGCCAAACTGCGTCACATCCCAAAACAAAGTAGTGGAGTAACCTGTAGTAGTTAAAGCATCAAGACCCCTATCGCCACTATCATATTTAAAAAGATTAGTAGCTCCAGCAGCAAACAATGTAGACAATCCAGCAAACTTACCGGCAAATGTAGTCACTAGAGTTTGACCAGCAGCGGTACTATAGTCTGCTTCAGCACCCAAAGGAGCGTAGCCAGTAGCAACAGGAATACAGTTATTAGCGTCAGTCAACGCACCTGTAATGCCAGGCTGATCCGGTAGCCATTCACCAAATGCTAGTTTTGTCTTAGCCATGTATTAGTTCCAGCAGGTACGTTAGTCCATGTATTGCTATTAGCAGAAACAATACTCCAAGTATTTGAATCTTCAGATACGTCTCCCCATTCTTCGCCATAAATATAGCCAATAGCAGACACAGCCGCATTGGAATTTATAGCTCCATCACCAGACCATATTGCATTTGGGTAACAGATAACTGTAGTTTCAGTTTCAATAAAAGCGGTTCCGTTATAAATAACGCCACCTAAAGCAGTCACATCAGCATCGCCAGTAATACTAGCAGTACCTCCGCGTACTCGTACACCGTCAGCCGTTACTGTTCCATTTGCCGTAATACTTCCAGCTCCAGAAAGGACTAATCCACCTAATCCAGATACTGTGGCAGTTCCATTAATAGCAGCAGAATCTAATGTGATCCTAGTAGGAGCCGCAGTTACATTTGCAACACCATTCACCGCACCTGCAAAAAACATAATGCAAGTGTTAGGACTTTCCCAAATTTCACTATCTAGCGAAAATGGCAGCGCATCAAGCGTACCAAATTGGTCTAAGTCCTCAAGCGTAAATGGGCCGCAAATATCAGCCATTATGCAAGCGTAACAGTCAGGTTGCCAATTGCAATCTTAAACACATCGCCAGTATCAATAGCCTTACTTACATCAAGTGGTGAGTGATATAAAAGGTTGCCAGTGGTAGAAGCATCAAGAATACCAATCCAACCAACAGTTCCCCATGATGACGTACATTGTGGGAACTCAATAGCTGCCGTGTTATTTGTTGCACCATTACTAGGAGCGCCAAAAGTAGCAGCAACGCGAGCATAAGAGCCGCCAGAGACTTCTGTTCCAGTATTAGCGTCAGTGGGATCGCTTGTATATAGACCAACGTAAACAGTCGTAGGAGCTGTGTAGCTAGTTGCGCGTAGAGTCACGTTAATTAACGCATTCTCTAAGTAGTTAGACATTTCAGCCATAATATTTTCCTAGTTAAAAGACATGGACATTGGTTGACCGCTATATTCGCCAGAATCATCTGCGACGTTAATAGCTGCAATAGCTCTCTCGTACAACGTACCCCATGTTTGTAGTCGCACATCATTCATTAGATACGGTTCTGCCTCGCCTAACGCAGCATAAAGCAAAGCGTCAGGACAGTTAGCCATAAAGACATTGCTAGGATTCGTAGAGCTTAGGAAAGCAGGTTGAGCGTAGTACAGCATTTGCAAGACATAAGCACCGTCAGGCACTGGCCCTAGTTGCAACTCAGAAGCTAGTACCGTGTAACGCTTAGGCTGTCCTGATTCTGTTGAGATAGTCTTTTTATAAAACAGGTTAGGCGTATCGTAAACAAGCGTGCCATTCGGATTAGCAGCAATGTGAATATCGCGCATCTCTAAGTAATCACTAGGCAATCCAACAGTAGAATCGCCGCCTGTAGTAGTAGCCTGGGCAATCACTAGCATTTGCCGAATACGTAACTCTCTACGTAGGCGTTGCTCTGCCAAAGAGATAAACGTGGGGATAATGCTATCTAAGTCACTGCGAGCTAGATAGCTGGAGATGGTGCTAGTTAAGTCAGAATAGCTAGTTAGTGCCATTATCGCCCCTCAAGGCTTTATCATCTACATCGTCCCAACTGTATTCATGCGTTCCAACGTGCTTAATGTGCATAGAAAGCTCATGATCGACATAGGTATCAATACCTGCATCGCCAGCCTTAACACAGAAAAACACATCTTCACCCACTACACCTGTTGGCCCCCATCCAGCGTCAAACCACGGCGCTGTCAGTGTTTCAAATACTTTCTTACGGATCAGTACCGCACCAAATCCAACAGCAGTAACGACCTCAATACCTTCTTTGCCGCGTGAATCAACATTAGACCAATGATGCCGGATACCCTTCTCATCCTCACTCTTAACCAATAACTTAGCGGTAGGGAATGATGGTCTACGTCTTGTCACTGCGTTCACACCAACTATGTCTACCTCACGGCTCAACATAATCGTAATCAAATCATGCGGGAATCTCATGTCGCTATCAATAAACAGAACAGCGTCACAGCCTTCTTTTAAAGCCACCTGCGCTAACTTTTCACGCTGGTCGAATATCAACGTGCCAGGCATCGTATAAAGGCTTAAACCGCCCTTACCGTCCTTGCATCTAGTAGAAGCATCATGGGCGCACATACGGGCAAAATCAAACGCAAAACCTGTGTGTACTTCGTCACGACATGGTACACAAACGCCAACTCTCATACGGTTCCCCTGTAGATTTTTAATGCAGCTTGGTCAGGATGATTAAGCCAACTTCTAAATGCCTTGTCATCCATAATCGCAAATCCTCGCATAATCCCCATCTCGTTTAGCTTATCAATCGCTGTAAACGGTATGGAACCAATCAAATGCAAGTCATCTGTTGCGCCTGTCCTAGCCTTATCTACCTCTTGGAGTACCTTGTTCCTAGCGAGAATATCGCTAATGTCTTGGTTAGTCTCGATGATAATACCGCCATCACCATCTGCATGAACTTTTTGATGTCGAAAGTTTGTCATTAGTCTTTATAAAAAGCCCCCAACCGAAGTCAGGGGCTAGTTTCATTACAGTGAGAAGTCCAAGTCAGCCACGATACCGTGAGCAGCTTCGTTCTTCACTTCCAGCGTGACTTCAGCAAGAATCTGAGTCTTGTCGCTATCGCCAGCTTTAGCCAGTTCATTCGTCATGAATGGGCGCAGGAAGGCCATAGCAGCGTACTCAGGATCAAGGATCAGCATATCGCGGTTACGCATGAAACGATCAGGCACGATAGACAGTTGACCAAAGTCCGATTGATAAATGTCAGCAGCGCCGATAATCACGCCAGCTTCAGGCTTGGTGATCTGATAACGGTTAACAGCGATACCAGCAAACGTAGACATCTTCTGCTTACCAGCCGAGCCAACGAACACAGCTTTAGGATTGCCACCCGCATCAAAGATCGAAGCAATAACAGTCTTGAGCAGTGCTTCGGTAGCAGTACGCTGCGTACCATCAGTACGGGTCGAAGTACCGGAAGTTGCAGGAGCCGAACCACCACTACCTTGCGATGAGTTAGACTTGATCCACGACAGCAGCGAACCCATAGTGCGAGCAACCGTAGACGTACCAGCCGACTTGCCTTGATTAGCCGTGATGATGGTTTCCAGATCACGTTTCAGTTCTTGTGAAGCCTTTGACAGTTGATAAGCCTTTTCAGACTTACGACCTGCTTTGTTGACAGTCTCCAGAGTGCCAGAAACTTGGACAGTCTTTTGTACGATCTGCGTATAGTTACCAACGCGAACCGTAGGAGTTGCAGTCATAGACGTAGCATCTGCACCCTCAACTGCAGCATTAGCTGTGGTAGCAGCAGCCAACGAGTCAGTCTGCCACTCGTGGTAAACAGCGGTAGCTTTGGTACGACCAATCGACGACATGATTGGAGTCTCAGTAGGCGAGATGTTATAGATGATGTCGGACAAGTCCTCGCGCATACCGATAGCGGTAAATGTTTGAAATGTAGGCATGATAATTTCCTTTAAATAAATCGTTCAAATAGTGCCGCAGCGTCAGCTACCCTTCCGGTAGACCTAGCCTTAGCCTTCTGTTTCTTATACTGCTCGTTATTGGTATCTCGAGACTGCGAGACTCCCGACTTCATAACTTTCGGGGCTTCAGCTAGTTTCTTATTGATACCAGGCTTCGACGCTTGTAGCTTGTCGTATTGCATAGCCTTGTATAACGTAATAACGTGACGAGAATCAACAACGCTTGCTAATTCCTCATCTGAAAACCCTAACTCTTTACCGTATGAGCGCACTGACTTTCTCAGTGACTCACCCTTTTCAGGATCAACATAGTCAGGTAGCGCTGTTGCTAACTTTTCCGATTCTTGCCGGACTAGATTAGACATCCATTGCTGCCTGTCTTGCTCTTGTTGCGCTCTAATTTGATTCTGTTGAGCGCGTACTTGAGAAAGTTGTTTCTCCTTCTGTGAGAGTTCCGCTACCCTAACGGCGTAACCAATTGGATCGGTTTCCTTTAAGTAGTCAAGATTCTCTGGTTCTTCCCCATGTGAAAGCATCTGCTCAATCACCTGAAGTTGCTGTGCATACTGATCTCTCAGTTGCTTCGCCTCTTGAATCGCCTGGTATTCGGCCTGAACAACCTTGCGTTCTTCAGCTACAGCCTGCGATTTTTTCGTATAGTCAGCACCAAGTTGATAATTCTTAACAAGCTCGTCGAGGGTAACGTCCTTTTCTTCACCGGCAGCCTTCACACGGTAAGTACGTTCCTGTTCTTCTTGTTCGCTATCTTCCTGTTCTTCACCTTCAGAATCATCGTTAGATTCTTCCTCTGGTTCTTCGCTATCGTCCTCATCGGATTGAGCCTGTGCTTCTGGTTGTCCTTCGTCGGAGCCTTCGTCACTACCCATTAAACCCATGAAAGCGTTAGCCGCCTCGTTTACTGTCAACTCTCCGCTACCGGATTCCGGTGTCGCGCTAGTCGTTTCGCTCATGTTGTTATTTCCTTAATTTTACATGGAACTGCCATGTCAGACTACAAAATCTTCCAACGCTTTTTGTCAATGGCTTTCTGAGCTTTCAAGCCTTCTAAGTGGTCAGTAATACTCTCTAGCGTCCTCAATCTAATGTAAGCCTGCTCTCTGGCCTCTACATCGTGATAGTCGCTATTAGTAAACTTAGCCAATTCTGTTGATCTTAGTTCTGACATAACTTCTTGCCAGTTAGGATCAAGCATTAGATTATTAGCCCAGTCTGCTTTATTCATCGTGCAATGTTCCCAATATCTTTAATTGCTTTAAGAACAATATCTGCTTGTCTATTTCTACTTGCTTCGTCAGCAATGTCCATCGCCAATACAGCCTGCAATTGCTTAACAGCTAACTCAGCCTCTTTCAGCTTAAGTTCTTGCTGGTCTTTCTGGTTCTTCATAGCCATCTCTACACCCTTCTGAGCATAGCTGGCCTCAAGGTTTTGACGGTCTAGCTGCAACTTAGCCGCATCAATCTGCGACATTGCCTGAGTTTTCTCACGGGCTACCTGAACTTTTTCCTGCTCAACCTGCGCCATCATCTTAGCGAACTCAGCTTGCGAGTCAGGTGGTGGTGGTTTAGGTGCAGCCAGTTGCGCCTCAATCTCAGGCGTGATCTGGTTCATGAACTGGTCAGCATCCTTAAAGCCAGCAGCCTCAATGAACTTAGCCAACGTATTGCGGTACTGACCAACCGTCACCAATGGATTACCTGGGCCATACTGCTGCAATATCTGCTCTTGCTTTTGTAGCACCATCTGCAACATAGCCAATTGCTGCTCACGATTACCGGAGCCAAGGCCGACGTTAATAGATACGTCAAACTGATTAGCCCAACTACGCGGATCAAACGGTACATACTTGCCAGCCATACGCAGCATACGTGGCTTGTCCTGATACTTGCCAACCAGCCCAAGAATCCCTTGGAACAGCGACTTAACGCCTGTCTCAGCAAAGATACGGGCAATCAACTCCAACTTGCCAGTGCTGGCCTGTGTCATTGCAGCTACAGCAGCAGCCGTTACATTGCTCAGAATGTCAGGATTCAAGCCCTGTTGAGCGTCAGATACGCCTGTGCGCTTGGCCTGTACGCTGTCCATGTATTCCAGAATTGGAAAGGCTTGAGCCGTAACGCTAGGAACTTGAATCGGCACGATAGCATTAGGATTCTTCATGCGAATCACACCGCCAGGCGTAGCGTTTAGCAGATCGTCAATGTTTACCTGACCATCAACCGCACCCATTCGAGCATTGTTTGTTAAGTAAATGTTATCAA